CTCCTCCCCCACCCCCTCAAGTTTTTCCACCACCTCTTGCTCCCGCTTCTTCTGCCTCTGTAGTAACGAAGCCACCTCCCCCACCTCCTACAGTTTCTGAATTAATACCTGGTGTAAATAATAATATGTTATATATTGGTGGAGGTGTTTGCTTATGTCTTATATTAATATTATTATTCTTTATGATGAGAAAAAAGAGTGATGATTAAAAAAATTAAAGTGGATTTATGTCAATAGCTATAACATTTTCAAAAGCTTTAATTATTTGATAATTGTCATTATACATTCCATTATTATTTGATGTAGCAGCAAAAGTTGTTTTATTACCTTTGTCGTTAGTTACAATCATTTTATAACCTTTCAATACCATTAAATGATAAGTTTTAAAATTTCCAGGATTTACTTTTCCAATTAATTTTAAAGCATTATTTTTACCAACAATGATTTTTTTATTAAAATTAAAAACATCAATTGATTTGCTTGTTTTACAAACTCCTTTATTATCACTAGATGCAATTGCTCCAACTAAGGTGGCTTTATAATTACTTTTAATTTCAAATTTAGGCAAATCTGGTTGACATATTATTGTCGAATTATTAGTAACGTTTCCTGTCGAGGTATTTTTTGAAGGTAAATGACTTAGACTATAAGTATTGATATTAGACGTAGCCATATCTGGAGTTACTGTAGAAATTAATCCTACACTTTGCATAGCGTTTTGACCAATATTATTTATTGCACTACTTAATTCTAAAGCTGATTTATTTTGTGGTAACAAGTTTGATATATTGGTTGTGGTTAAATCAGATGTGGTTATATTTTTAACATCAGTAGAAGTTGTATTATTAAAATTATTATTAGAATTTTTTAAAGAACTAGTTGCACCCGCAATTGCAGATTTTGCTGATTGTAATGCATTTGCAATAGCTGCATTTATTGAATCAGGCGAACCTGCCATATTATCGGAAACAATACTACCATTAACAAGTTTACCCCCTGTGATTGAGTTTGTAGTAGAAACATTACTTGTTACTTGAGCTTGTATCTCTTTTTCACTATTTGTAAAATATTCACGGCGTCCAAAAAAGATGTCACCTGAGATTAAAATTAAAACTGAACCAACTAGAGACAATTCAATAGATAATCCGGTTCTATTAATGAATAAGGTTATTAGTAACAATTTTAATATACCTCTTATAAAACGAAATAATTTATGATTGTTTCTACTTGTTAAAAATAATAAGATTAAAATAATTAAAATAATTATTATACTGTCCATATTAAAAAATTAGATATTTTTTTTTAAAATGGCCTATTGTTGAAAGAAATAAATAATAACCGTGACATTATCCATTGATCCTTTTTCTAAAGCGAATTCACATAGAGATTTAGCATAATTCCCTTTAAACTTTTTTAAGGTTAAATCCTGAATAAAATCAACGGCATCTTGATTATTTATTACATCCCATAAACCATCACAAGCGACAATTAAAAAGTTATCACTACTTGATAATTTATATCTATAAATTTGTGGCAAATGTGTTACATAAGGAGTACATTCCAAATCACCAAAGGCTCTAGATAATGATAAATCTTTAACACGCCAATCTACACCGTCGTAGGTAATACTACCACCCATATTTTCTATTCTTGACCTTTCTTCCGGTGAATTAGGTTTATGGTCTTTTGATAATTGAACAGCAAGACTATTTTTATTTGATAAAACTGCCCTAGAATCACCAACGTTCATTACCCAAATAAAAGTTTTCTTTTCAGTATGGTCTATACAATGAATGGCCAAACAAGCAGTAGAACCACAATAATTTACCGCTTTTGGATGTTCAGATTTAAGATTTTCCTGAACTTTATCAAAAATATTATTTACATATTTAGAAAAGGTTTCAGGCTGCATAAATATATTTTTTTTGTATTTTTTAATAAAATAATTAGGAAGATTATCTTTCAAATACTTTGAAACTAATTTTCCACCATGTCCATCAAAAACTGCCATTATATTAATATCGTTCTTCTCTTCTTTTTCGTTATCTAAATTTGTAAATATAAAATGTTGGTCTTCATTTGACTCTCTTTTTCCTTGAACACTATATGAATAAACTTTCATAATCTTTTAAGATATATTAGATAAAAATATTTATAATAGAATTTTGAATTTTCCACGTTTCATTTTGATAAATAATTAGAATATAATTAGAAAAGTTATATTTAACTCCATTTTTAATCATGGTTCCTGTTACTAAAATATCTACACGCCTAGAACCAGTATCTAGAGCCTGGGTTTTATTTACTGAAAATACTAAATCACCTCCATTAGCCATATTAATCATTTCTTTAACGATATCTGCCCCTGACAAAATGTTTCCATTTAAATTCATCTTGCTCTTCTCAAAGAACAATCCATTAGTTACAAATTCTAATGGATTTGTTGCCCATTTAGCGAAAAAAAAGTTTACAAAATTTTGAGCTAGTTGATGGTAATCTATTTTTTGTATGATATTATCTCCTGACATAGAATTTAGTTTTATAAAAGTGAGGGTTTTTTTTTCAATTTTTTTATTTTTTTATAAAATAAAAAAATTAGGACCCAGCTAAAAATCCCATTTTTTAATTTTTTCAAATTTTATATCTAAAGGATTAATATTAATTTTTTATAATAATGAAATTTCATAAATTAGAAATTTTAGAAATTAAAAGTGAAACCAATATATATTATGGACTAATAAATAATGTTTCTGCTATTTTACATGGCGAAAAAGATATTTCCGATGAAATTAATTTAGATGGTGATAATATAATTACCAACGATAACTTTTATAAAATAAAATTAAAAAACAATGATATAATCGTAAATCTATATTATCCTGCAACACCCGAAATGGTTGATTTTTATAAAAATAAAACAAAAATCATTACTGAGACATTTACGGATTACCAAGAAAAAATAGAACCATATATTAATTCAATTTTAGAACAAAATACCAAATGGATTAAAAATATTTTATATAATAATTCAGAGGCTGAAAGAATACTTTTTAAGGGGGAAAAATTTATAGTTATTAAAAATATAGCAATGGATACCAACAATGATTTTTATTTATTATGTATACCGTTTGAACCTTTAAAAAATATCCGTGATTTGGAACCTAAACATAAAGATTTATTAAAATTAATGCGACTAAAATCACTGGAAATTGGAAAGAAAAATGGTTATGAAGATGAAGATTTATATTTTTTCTTTCATTATCATCCATCTTGTTACCATTTACATTTACATGTTTGTATAAACAATCATAAAAGCTTAAGATTTAAACTATATCGGCATGTTTTACTTGATAGTGTTCTGGAAAATATTAAAACGATTAGGAAAAAGGAAATGAGATTTGAAATAAATATTTCGAATCCGATTTATGGTTTGTTAAAAGGCTAGTATTAGTTTATATAAAGTAAACTCATTGAACCCTGTATTAGTTTATATAAAGTAAACTAATTGAACCCTGTATTAGTTTATATAAAGTAAACTCATTGAACCCTGTATTAGTTTATATAAAGTAAACTCATTGAACCCCTAAAATATACTAAATAAACTAAGTTAAGAATATACCCCCGTATTAGTTTATAGAAAGTAAACTCATTAAACTATATACTAAACTAAATATATTAAATAAAGAATATACTCCCCTTGTATTAGTTTATTTTATAGTATAATATCTATAAACTATAACTAGATTTATTCTTAATTTAGTATATTTAGTTTATTTTATAGTTCAATTAGTATAATCTCTATAAACTAATACGGGGGTTTATTTTATAGTTCAATAAGTATAATATCTATAAACTAATACGGGAGTATATTCTTAATTTAGTATATTTAGTTTATTTTATAGTTCAATTAGTATAATCTCTATAAACTATAACTATTATTAATTTTTATCGCAATTCTTCACCCCCTCCGCATTCTCATGCGCAATAATATCCATAAAATCCTTAGTATCGTATAACAATTGTATTTGTTTATCACAAGTTTCAATTTGTGTGCTTCCTTTAACTTTCAAGTTATTAGAAACAACAAAGAATAAATAAAAGTTTCCAAATGATGGGTCATCTAAATATGGTTTTAAAATAGATTTGATGGCTGGTCTTTTAATATTGAAAATCTTATTGTAATTATAATTGTTAATCCAGTTATTTTTATTATCGTCAATATTATCGCTAATACCTTTGGTAGTTTCATCTAAAGCCTTATATTTTCTTAAATTTCTCATATCAGTATTATAATTATCTCCTTCTTTTGATCTTTTACTTACTGTGGCCTTAAAAAATGATTTTTCAGCTACATCAGCAAAAGTGGGACCATCTGCTAATAATTGTAAATTAGCCAATGATTTAAGGAAATTAATTTGAGAGTAAAATTCATCTTCTTCAACAAAAACAGGTTCTCCATTTTCAAAGGCATCTTTAGATAAAAGTTGGTAATCAATAGGAATTTTTGTTTTAAATAATTTTTTATAAATTTCTACTTGTGGACAGATTACATTTTTAATATCTTCGGGTTGTAAATTTTTGTTTCTATTTAATTGAATTTTTTCACTCAAGACTTGTAATAATCCTAAAATGTTTTCATTAATATAAATACCTTCTAAACCAGCAAAACCATAATTTAATTTTCTTGCTTCTTCATCTTTTAACATACTATTAATTTTCTTACCTAATTTCATTAAATCGCTTCTACCATTTTCATTCTTAATCATATTTAATATTGATGAAAAAGATCTGTCAAACATTCCATATAAACCCAAGTTTAATAATCTTTCCTCTTTATATTTTTCAGGAATTAAATCCCACTTACCAGGACCTCCTCCTGCTCCAGCTATACCAGTTTGTGTATGAGCAAATGAGGTATTAAAGCTAGTAAAATATCTTTCTTTAATAAAATTTTTGTCTCTTTGTTGATATTTAGATAAGTTTTCAAAAGTAGGTTGTGAATTTTGATTATTTGAATTTAATTTATAAGTGCCGTAGGTTCTAATATTTACTGCCCCTTTGTTTTCAGCTCCCAAATGGTCTGACTTTTCATTTGGTGTTTCATCAAAATATTCCCCAATTTCAGGAACTAAAGCCATCCACAATGGGTTCATATACATCATTGATTTAATCATTTTTGGGTCATATTTATTAGATTTATCTATGGTTCCATAATCAACTTTATCCCCTTTTACCACTCCAGGTTTTCTTCTATGATAAATAAATTCATCTCTAGGTCTAAATTTATCGTTTTCACTTTCATCGGTACAAAAGGTTTGGTAAATATTTTCTTTACCCGGTAAGTCCATTACTACAAATCTACATTCACTTGGTTTATCAGGAACTTCTTCAAAAATAATCTTAAAATCGTAAATCATAATAGAACGACTTGATTCTGGATTGTTAATGGTTTCCTTAATTCTACCGTTAGCTTTTCTTATATCGTCAATTTTAGAGGTAATCGTACTAAAACTATCTATTTGAGCTTTGTTAATAACTTGATAATTTTTATCTTTATCTAAAAAATTTGCAAATCCACCACCTTCATCTGAAATTATACTAGGTTCAGATACATTAAGTTCATCAACCGTATAATTATAAATATAATGGTCAAATCTATCACCTTCCCAATAGAATTTATAAGGAACTCCTAAACCGTATAATTCGAAAGCTTTTAATTTAATGGCTTTTGTTTGAAGTAAGTTATTTAGAGTTGTTTGTAATAAACCAGGAGCAGATGGTGCATCTCCTTTAGCTTTAGCACCAAATAAGGTGAAAGTTTTACCCACACCTGAATAACCATAGGTTAACAACATAATTGATTTTCTGTCCATTAACATATTACTTAGACCCATGTACAAGGATAAACTTGAATTTTCTTTAAAGTTATCCGGGTCAAAGATTTCCTCAAAATCTATCTTTTCTATAGCGTCTCCTATTCTATCAATTTTTACTCCAGGGCATTTCACAATATTAGGAATATCTAGTTTGTTTTTGAAACCAGCTTTCTTTACAAAAGTATCATTACCTTCTGGTATACCCTTAATTCTATTAATTCTCATATAGTTTGCTACCGGAGGTAATTTCATATGGTATCCATCTAGAATTTTAAAGAAGATGTTAAACAAAAAGAAATATTTTTTATTACTACTTTCTGCTTGTGTTTCTAATTTGTTATCAGCGAACCAAATATTAGCGGGGTCTTCTTTATTAGAATTTGAAAATTGTTCATCCCAATATTGATACAATTCGTTAAAGTATTTTCTTAAAATTTTAATCATAAAATAATGTTTCCCGTATAAAAATTTATTTTCATCTAGTTCCAGTAATTTATCTGTAAAAAATTGGGGATTTTCATACTTGTCAATTATTTGTTCCATTTTATTTAAAATACTATCATAGAATGATATGGTACCTTTTGATACTCTTAACCACATTTCATAAGGTTTTTGAGCTAATACTAAAGAAACATAATTTACAATGTATTTTTGAAAATTAAAAAATTGGGTATAACGAATATTATAATGCTTAATTAGTTTAATTACATCCTTTCTTTTAGATTTCATTTCTCTAATAACTCTTTCAAACTCATTTAATTTTTCTATAAAAGAATTAAAATTTGCTTTACCTCCTATTTGTATATTTTCAGCTATTTGTATATTTTCACCTAATCTATAATTGTCATATTTTTTTGTAAATTGTTTGGTTTCTTCATCATTAAATTTATTTAATGCATTGAGATTTCCGTTAATTTTAATTAAATCTGGTTTTTCATCTAAATTATTTTTACTTTTTAATAATTTTTCTAATTCTATACATTTTTCAAGTAATTTAATTGCTTTTTCTCTTAATTCTGGTGCTTTTCCAGTTTTAGTAGTTGCTCTAGAAGCATTAAAGAAAAGCTTACGATAGTCTGTACCTTTATTAATTTCCGGCCATTTTTTTATTATATTACATTCTACTATATTAAAATCATTATTTCTTGACATTTTCAATAAACAAATTAAATGTTTGAAATAATTGCTATCCAATAATGTAGTTCCAAATGCTATATCTGAGTTATTAAAATTCTTAAATATATCATTAATTTCTTTTTTCTTATCATTTAATTCCTGTTGCTCTTTGCTTGGTTTTTCTGTAAGAATATTTTCTTTAACATCTACAGTAATTTTATTAATTAAATTTTTAATTTCTTGGTTATTAAATTCTATTTTAGTTTCACATTTTGATGCAAGTTTTCATCTATTTTTTTATTAATATCAAAACTCATTATTAATTTATTACAAACATTAATTACATCTTCTGAAGCAAATAATTTTTTTCTTAAACTATCTAATACTAAATTAACTTCTTCAATTAATTCAGGTTTCAATTTTAGGGTTTTAATATTGTTAAAATCTTCCATTAATGTTTTTAAATTAGAAATATTGGAATTTACTGCTGTTCTTAATAATTTATATTTTATAATATCTTTGTTTTCTTCATTTATTTTTTCCATTTTCTTTCTCCACATTTGATGTAATTCTACCATAGTATTGTTCAAGTCTTTTCTGGTTACTAATAATTTAATATTTTCATCTGGTATAACTTCAAAATTAGTACCTCCCATTTGTTTTTCAAAATTATTACCTCCCATTTGTTTTTCAAAATTATTACCTCCCATTTGTTTTTTGTCCGTTTGATCTTTTTTAGTAATAGTAAAATATTTATTTGTGAAATTATTAATAGGATTATCTTCACTATTACGCCTAGAGTTAGCTTGAGATTTGGGTATTTTGTCTAATTCGTCATCTTTTCTTTTTTTGGCATTTTCAACTAATTGTTCAGGAGAAGGATTGTTTAAAAATTTTGTGGAAACTAGTTCTTCGTCTTCTACTCCATCTTCTGTAATTTTAGGGTCTTCATAATAAGAAAATTTTGTATTTTTTTCATCTACTGTTTGAATAAATTCTTTGTCATATAATTTGGTGTCATTTTTAACAGGTGTAAATGATGTAATTAATTTTACTGTAAATAATGATTCCATTTGTTTAATATATTCGTTTAATTTTTCTTCAGTTTCTAAAATAGGAGAAATTGAACTTTTATAATTAGCTATTTTTTCTTCAATAGCAGCAATATTATCTTGAATTTCTTGATTATCAACTAATGTTTCACCAGCAGCTAAACCACCTTTTTGTATTTGGTCCTTTAATTTGTTTACCATTGATTGAGTATCATTGATGTATTTATTAAATAGATTGGAAGCTACTTCCGTATCAATTTGTTCTTTTACATAGCTTATTTTATTTTTATCAATTGTCGCACTTGTATAATCAGCAGAAGTTGTATCTAATAAAATATTAATTTCTTTAACTCGATTGATAACTTCTGCCTTGTCTATATCTTCCGGTTTTTGAAATTTTTTAACATCAGCATCTAACCCATTAATTTTAAGATTTATACTATCTATAATACCCTTTAATTCTGGATAGGGATTTATTACTTGTGTTTGATTGGCATTTTTAATATCTTTTAATTTTTGTTTTGTTTTCAATAATTCCATTTGAATTTGTTTTAAGTCAATAGCATCTCCACCTTTTTGTTTTAAATTTAGTTGACTTATTTTTGATTCTAATAAATTTTTGTATTTACTTAATTTTTTTTCTTTTGTTTTAATATATTTCAAAAATGAATATCTTTCCATATTATTATAATACTAGTGAAAATATTATAATAAAATTTTAAAAACTTTTATAATTTTGATTTTATGAATAAAAGCCCATATTTAGCTATAATGGGATAGAATAAATTAAAAATAATTAAATACTTTTGAATAACCTGATTATCGTGGATTAATACGTTTATTTTGTAATTTGGATTTATATTTTTATCATCCCATAAAGTTTTAACACTTTTTAAAAAATTAAAAAGTATTTTTATTACAATATAATATCGATAAAAGAATATCATATGAACCGTTCTTTGTCTAGATTCTATTTCTGTAAATAATTTATCTGGTGTTGATATTATATCGTTTATTCTATCCAGGATTTCTAAGAAATCAAGTACCGAACTTTTGCTAATGAACTTGTAAATTTCCCTTTTGTTTTTATGAAATTTATTTATGTTTTGTAAAATATAAAGCTGATAATAATAATTTTGAATATAGATTAAGTTATATTCATCAATCGTTTTTCTTAATTCGTTTATAATTTGTCTTTCTTTAATTAATTTATTATATCTTAAGGAAACTTCAATGTATTTTTCATAGCCATTTTTTTGAGATAATCCACCTTTTTGTTTGAAAACATTTTCAATAAATTGAGCATCACCATAATAATCATTATCGGTTAAATCGTGAACTTTCCCTTTTAAAATTACTTTTGTATCTTCTTCTGGTAATAATGGTATTTTAAATTTTTCATTAAAACCATCTACTTTTTCTATTTCTAATTCATTTGTTTCTTCAATTATTAAAAATTGTTCAACCGTTTCTTTTATTTTCGTTTCATCCATTTCCATATTAAAATATCTTATTCTAATTTGTAAGTCTTTATTAATTCTAGTAAAATAAACAATTGTCTTTTCAATTGATTTAATTTTAGAATCTATTATATCATAATTTTTATCTATATATTTATAGGTTTCTTCTTTGTTAATATCATAGTCAATTTTAAAGTCATCTGGATTAATATTTGATTTAATACCTAAGATATTATCTATTTTTATTTTAGTATCAAATTCTTCAAAGTTAATAGGTTTAGCTGGTTCAATAAACTTAATTTTATCCATATTTATTTTATTATTTCTTTCATTAAAAATAATAGATTTTGCTGGTTCAATACCATTAATCTTATCCATATTTATTTTATTATCTAATTCTTTAAAATTAATAGATTTTGCTGATTCAATACCATTAATTTTATCCATATTTATTTTATTATCTCTTTCTGAAAATTGTAAGCTTTCACCTTCTTTTATCATATTTATATTTTTTAAGGATAATTCTTGCTTTCTTTCATTAAAAACAATAGATTTAATGTTATCTAGTTCATCAGATAGTCTATTAAATGCCTTTTTATTTAATTTTAATAATGGTTGTACAGTGTAATCATTACGATAGCTAAAATCTAATTTAACACCTGGTCTATCATTTAGTAATTTATTAAAATCATCTAAATTATCAAAGATAGTTTTATTATCAGTTTTAGCAATATATTGATTAGAACTGAAGGTTTTCATAATCTTATGTAATTTAATTAATTCTTTTGCTAAATCATCAAAAGTTTCTTTAGTATAATTTTTTCGTGGATAAATTTTAACTTTATTTAAATTTATTAATTTTTTTAAAAGTTCTCTTTGAGTTTCTCTTAACTCAACATAAGTCCCTTTTTTTACAAATTTATTTTCCATTTAATAATTGCCAGAAAAAAAAATATCAATTATTATAATATGATTTTATATGAATTAAAAAATTTAATTAAAGATTTAGAAAAAATATTAATACAGGATAAGAGGTTTAGAGAAGACTATACATTTAAACATCAAGTTAGAACCCTTTATCATAAAAAACCAGAAGTACAAAATTTATATCTTCCAATGATTGTAAATAATACAGTGGAAAAGGAATGCCCGGTTATAAAAGTTCAAACTGGTCCTCCCGTTTCTACGGTTCAAACTGGTCCTCCCGTTTCTACGGTTCAAACTGGTCTATTAGGTCAAACCGGTCCATCTGGTCCTTCCGTTTCTACGGTTCAAACGGGTCTATTAGGTCAAACCGGTCCATCTGGTCCTTTCGTTCAAACTATTTGTAAACCATGTCCAAAATGTGGAGAACCTCCTAAATATGAGGAAGTTGATTTGGCTGATTTGGAACCATTAAAGAGAGAAATAAGGAAATCTGAGGGTCAATCAAGAGAAACTCACAAAAATATTGGTGATATTATTAAATTAGCTTCTCAAGAAGGTGTAAATTTAAAAGATCCAAAAGTAAGAAAAGAATTTTTTAATGATTTTAAAAATTTCTTAGAACATATAGGAATTAAAGAAGAAGATTTAGTTAAAAAATTAGAAGACTTAAGTAAAATTACTTAAAAAAATCTGTATTTATTGGTTTTTGGGTTAGCCGCTTTAGCAGCTTCATCAACTCCAGTAGCAGGTCCAGTAGAAGCTTTAGCAGCTTCAGAAGCTTCAGGGTTAGGTCCAGAAGCAGGTCCAGTAGCAGGTCCAGTAGCAGGTTGGGCAGAAGAAGAAGCTGATGCACTATTGTTATGTAAACTTTTTCTTAATTCATTATAGTCAGCTTCAGCATTTTGAGGGAAAGGTCCGTTGAATTTATTAGAACCATCTCCCTTTGGATCAATTTCTAAGCTGGCATTTAATGTATTTGCAGGTAAAATTTCTATTTTATCAAAGTCAACATTATGGTAAGCATTGTACATGGCAACTTCTCCATAAGAGGTTAAGCTTACAGGTTTGGGTAAATCTAATTTCTTAAAGTCAAAGTTCAATCCCTTCATTAATTCAGCAAGTTGTGAAATGGTTTGTTTGATATTGGATAAGTTACCGTTTAATTTTTCAATTGTTTGTCTGGCGTCTTCTAAGGCTTTGTGTTGTTGTTTTAATTTTAATTTAGCAATTAAAGCTTGTTCTTCTAAGCCTTTAAAGTTAACTTTTTCGTCTTCATCAGCACCACCTCTTTGTCTTAAATTACTCTTCATATAGTTTAATCTTTGTAATACAGCACCACCGGATTGCATTTTCTTGCTTATTAATCTATTATCTACTTTTCCTAATAAAGCGACTTTTTCTTGTAAAGCACCTACGGTTTTTAACATTTTAGAAATATATTTTTCGCGAATTTCTAAACTTTTTTCACTCATTATATAATATATGGAGAATATAAATATAACCGAATTAAAAAAAAAAATTAAAGATTTATCCAAAAGCCCTAAAAGCAATTATGCTGAACTATTAAGTATTTATCAGAAAATAGTTGTTTATTATTATTATCTAAAGAAAACTGATGATGAAATATAAAAGTTGAATTAATTTAATTATATATTATAATTAAATTAATAAATGGTTTACTATGGAGTTTAATTTCAGTTTACTTATGAGTATATTCTTAATTTAATCTACTTAGTTTATTTTATAGTTTAATAAGTATAATTTCTATAAACTAATACTAGGGTATAATTTCTATAAACTAATACTAGGGTATAATTTCTATAAACTAATACAGGCACCCTATTCGACAATTATTTCTTTTATTTTTTCTGTTTCCTTACCTTTTTCACAGTGAAATAACAATTCAAATACATTTTCATCTTCTTGTTTTGTATTTGATTTAAACTTTTTATAAACTTTCTTATATAATATAACTTTACCATTTTTTAATAAAAGTTTTTTAATGTCTTCTATATCCATTATACCTTCATTATTATATGATAATAATATATGTTTCGTTTTAAAATTATTTACCAAATTTGTTAACATTTCTAATGCATTCGATTTTTGACAATATTTCGATTTATTATAATCTTTAATTAAACCCGTTTTTCCATATAGTTCTATTTTTTTATCATATTTTGCTATATAATTTAATGGATGATAATTACTACTATATTGTCTTTCATTATAAGGAGGGTCCAAGTAAACTATATCATATTCTTTATCTAAAATGTCATTACTATTAATATCAACATTGAACACTTTTGAATTATTTTCAAATTCATTTATGTGAATTGGTTTTAATTCAATCCTATTATTTGCAGATGATTTAAACTTTTTTAAAAAAGCACCATATACACTAGCTGTATTTGCTACTTTATCCATACTACATAATAAACTGGCAAGTAAAAATTTGTATTCATCATCATTAATATCTTCATTTTTAAGTAAATACATTATATGGTCGCATATTGTAGCATTTTCTTCTGTCCAAAACATTCTTTTCTCAGCCCCTTTTAAACTATAATTATCACTTATTAATTTAAAATCATCTTTGAGTACAATTGGTTTTTGAATTTCTTGATTCAATTTAATAATCAAATCTTTTAATTTATTTGTATAGGGCACACATAATTGAGCATAATTTATAATATAACTGTAATATTCTAAATCATTTGCAATTACTTTTAAATTTTTATATTTATTTTTAAAATACATACCAACAATTCCAGTACCAGCAAATCCATCTAATAATGTTAATACATTATCATTATTTGATATTATTTTTTTTATTGGTATTTCTAAAAACTCGATAAGTGTCTTTTTTGAACCAATATAATTTAAACTCATTTACTTATATAAGAAATAGGGTTTTAAATAAATTAAATATCAATTATTTTAGAGATAAAAAAATAATAAAATTATTATTTTTTTATAATTAAATGAAATATATAAAATCAATATATAAAACACCGGCATGGGGGGTCGAACCCCAGACCTTAAGGTAACATTTTAACCGTTTAAGATTAAAAGCCTCACGCTCTACCAACTGAGCTATGCCGGTTCATTTGTGCGTAGTGCAGGGTTCGAACCTGCGCGGATTGCTCCAAAGGATCTTGAGACCTTCACCTTAACCACTCGGTCAACTACGCTTCTATTAATTAAGACATTCTAATAATTAAGACATTCTAATAATTAAGACATTCTAATAATTAAGACATTCTAATTATTTAAATTTTCTAAATATACTGGTTCTGATGGGTTTCGAACCCATGACCTTCGGCATATAAGACCGATGCTCTAACCAACTGAGCTACAAAACCTACATTGTGCGTGGTGCAGGGTTCGAACCTGCGCGGATTGCTCCAAAGGATCTTAAGACCTTCACCTTAACCACTCGGTCAACCACGCTTCTATTAAATAAGACATTCTAATAATTAAGACATTCTATTAAATAAGACATTCTAATAATTAAGACATTCTATTAAATAATTAAGACATTCTAATAATTAAGACATTCTAAATATGTTTTCTAATAAATATTTCTTAAATACCCGGGGTGGGAATCGAACCCACGACCTACCGCTTAGAAGGCGGTCGCTCTATCCACTGAGCTACACGGGCATTGGACGTGAGTCCATTTCGGTTCAAACTGGATTCGAACCAGTGACCTTCCGGTTAACAGCCGGACGCTCTAACCAACTGAGCTATAGAACCTGATTTCTCCTTTCTAATTTTATAGATATGCTATAAGTTAGAGGAGCTAGTAATTTTTGTTATAATCCATTAAATTTATGGGTTTAATTTTTTATAACAATACTTTAATAAAATTAGTTTTCAAGATAATTTTTAATCAACTTTTTTTCCTTAATGGAACAATGGGAATATTTAAAGGTTAATATCTTAATTGTCTATCACATTAAATTATATGATTGAACAAAAACATTATATGATTAAACACATTTTTGTGATATTAGCTCTAAATATTTATTTAATTTCTATAAGTCGTTAAACTTTATAGAAATCATTTTTCCTCAGGTTTTACTTATTTTATACAAGTAAAAAAAGGGAACTTATTTACAGTTACTATATTATAATAAAAAGTTCTTAAATGATTTTTGAATGTTAAACTCACATAAACTCACTTAAAGGACATTACTATTTTAGTAAAAGGGACCCATATAAACCTAAATTATTTGAGATAACTACTAAAGATATCTTTACAAAAATTACAAAACTATTTATCTGACTTTAAAAAAACTATTTATTAATAAGTTCTTTATATAAGTCGTCTAATTTATCGAAATCATCTTTGATTTCAGTTATATCATAAATATTATTTATTGGTATTTTTATTTTTAAATTATCCGGTAGATTTTCAAATGTGTATTTTTTAAAATCTACATATTTTTTCCAGTTATCCAAGTCTATTTCTTGGAAAACCCTGTTTTTATTATATTTTATGTTTTTTAGATTTTGATTAATGTATTCTATTTGTTTTTTATTTAAATGAGGAGATTTTATAACAACTTTATAAACATTAGACCACACTACAGCAGTTATATCTATTAACTCTTTTTCACAACAATTATCGCATTTGTTACAAGTGAAAAATTTTGGTGGTTGATTAAAGTGTTTTAATACAAATTTTCTCCTACAAGTATTTAGATAAAAATAATTTTTCATCGCATAAATATTATTTTTTCTACTAACCCGAAGACTAGGACTTTTTATATCTTTTAACATACCCTCCGCAATTGCTAAAGATTTATATTGGAAAAAAACTATCGTTTCAGCTTCCAAGTTATCTCTACCAGCTCTTCCGATTTGTTGCCAGTATTCTTCAATTGATGATGAAGCACCAATAATAATTACACAACGCACAATTAAGTCGACACCCATTCCAAAAGCTATTGTAGAAACCATTATTTTAATTTCTCCTTCAGCAAATTTAATCTGAGTTTTTTCTCGAACACCTTTTGAAAGTCCAGCGTGATATGCTTCAGATATTCTTCCTTCTGGATGAGTTTTGTTAATTTCATTAGATAAATTTACACACATTGCTCTTGAATTGGCATAAATAATTATTTTATCATTTTTATATTTTTCAAAAAATGGGAAAAGTAAATTGATATCAATTTCACCAGATATATCGGTAGGGTCTTTTTCAGGTGGTAATTCCCCTTTTTTTCTTCTAACTTTCTTTTCTGTTGATTTTTCCTTTCTAAATTCAACACATTTTAAATACAAGTTAGGTCTATCGAAATTAGCTTCTATTAAAACGGGGTTTACCATATTTAAATTTGTAGCTATTTCAGAAGCAACAATTTTGGTTGCTGTTGCAGTTACGGCAATAATTGGAATTTGTGGATATTTTTCCCTGAAAGTATTTATTTTCATATATTCTGGGCGGAAATCATGACCCCAAACACTGATACAGTGTGATTCATCCACTGCTAAAAATCCCAATAAATTATTGGTAATCATTGAATCAGCTAATTCAAAACCATCGCCTTTAATCAAATATTCGGGCGACATGTAGATTATTTTAATTTTACCATCTATAATTTCATATAATTCTTTATCCTTATTTTTATTATTTCCATGTAAGGCTGAAACTGGTATACGCATTTTAATTAATTTTTCTTTTTGGTCATCCATTAGAGAAATCAAGGGTGAAATGATAATCATTGCTTTTTTGGTAACCAAAGGGGGTATCAAATAACACATTGATTTACCATATCCGGTTGGAAGTAAACCAATAACATCATTACCAAGTAATAATTCGTTAATAACTTCAACCTGTTTATCTTTTAATTCGGAAAAACCCCAGTATTTTTCTAGGATTTTTTTGGCTTTATCAGTCCATAGCATATTCTAAAATAGTTAGTATTTATTCATTTATATTCATTTTTTTTTATAACTAGAAAGTTAATTTTACAATTTATTCGGATATTGGTTTACTTTGAAGTTTAATTTTAGTTTACTGTATGATTAACTGGAGTTTACTATATTATTTATATTATTTATATTTTTAATTATTGACCACTCCTATGATTACTCTCCGGTATATAACTACTAGTCGATTCAAAAAATTCAACATTATTTTTATATTCCTCCAAATTTTTAGACCCGCAGTACGTTAAAGATGATTTTAAGCTTCCAGAATACTCGTCAATCAAAGCCTCTACTGGTCCAATACATTCTGTATAAAAATCAACTCCCTCTGCTACTCTTGTTTTATTATCGCCATAATATGATTTCATAAAATTATGAGAAGCTTGTCCTCTGTAATGGGAATAAATTTTAGGATAATTTTCCAAAATTTCAGTAATTAATTTATAACCGCTATCATCCTTAATATATTTTTTACCAGCGCTTTCAAAAGTTTTAGCAAATAAATTTCCCATCATTACCATATCAGCACCAGCACCAATTGCAAGAGCGCAGTCTCTGGGATTTTTAATTCCTCCATCTGCTATTAACCAGGTTTTTTTCCCTTCTTTTAGTAATTCCTGTTTAGCTCTATTACATTCCTGGATGGCAGAAAATTGCGGAATGCCGAAACCGGTTTTCATTCTCGTTGTACATGCACTACCACCGCCTACGCCGCCCTTAATTGATGAAGCTCCACAACTCGCTAAATATTTGTATCCTTCTGCAGTACAAACATTGCCTGCAATTATACAATAATCATCATAATTTTGATTAGTATCTTTTTGATATTTTCTAATATGCTTAATAATATCACCAACCTGTTCAGAATGTCCGTGTGCTACATCCACACAGAAATTCTTAACACCATTTTCTAACAAAATATCTACCGTCTTTTTTTCTTCCTCACTAATCCCAATTGACATATAGGTTTTGGGGTAATCTTTAATTATTTGTAGTTTCTCCTCAATTGGACAAAACCGGTGATAAATCACCATCCCATTTAATTTGCTTATTTTATCAACCATACTTTTAGAAATTACTGTGTCCATATTAGCTGGAACGAAAGGATAATTATATTTTTTATTATCTAATATGGTTGAAATATCCGTATGCGTTCTTGACGCTATTTTGTTAAATTTAGGAACTAATCCGACATCATCAAAGGTTAAATATTTTTTCATTGCTAATAAGATAGTTTGCTTTTCTTTATATTATTTTTTATTAATTCTATTAATTATATCGGTAGTTGATATTTTTGAATAATATTCTATTTCTTTAAAATAACCATTTTCTTGAATTTCTCTGAAAAATTCCTTTTGTTTTTCTCTATCGATATCACTACTGAAACCGTGAACAACTAAATCAATCTTATTTTCTTTAATAAATTCCATAGTAACTACTAATGGACACGGGAAAATAACCTCATCAACAAGTTTTAAGCTTTTAATTATTTCTATTCTTTCATCTTCATTTATTATTGGTTTTCTTTTGTAAGATTCGCAATCTTTATCACTAACTACTCCAACAATTAATTCGACATTTTCTAAAACATTTTTGGCTTTTTTTAAACTTTCTAAATGTCCAATGTGAAATAAATCAAAAACTCCATCAATATAAACCCTTTTCATTTTCATATATATATTAATATAAAAAAAAATTGTTATTTTAACTAATTAAATTAATAAATCATATTTAATGCCCCCGAAAAAAGGAACAAAAACTGAAACTGTTATTGAGTCAACACCTGTAAAAGAGCCTGTAAAAGAGCTCGTAAAAGAGCCTGTAAAAGAGCTCGTAAAAGAGCCTGTAAAGGAGCTCGTAAAAAAGACAGGTAAAAAGGTAGAAGAGAAAAAGGAAGAAGTGATTGTGAATGATAAAGAGGAATTAAAAGAAATACCAACTAAAAAACCAGTAGCAAAAAAATCGACCAAAAAAGAAGAGCCTAAAGAAGAGCCTAAAGAAGAGCCTAAAGAAGAGCCTAAAGAAGAGCCTAAAGAGAAAGAAGAGCCAAAAGAAGAGCTTAAAGAAGAGGAACCCAAGAAAAATGCTAAGAAAACTGTGAAAAAAGAAGAACCTAAAAAGGAAGCCAAAAAAGAAGAACCTAAAAAGGATAATAAGAAAGAAGAACCCAAAAAGGAAACCAAAAAAGATGAATCCAAAAAAGAAGAACCCAAAAAGGACGAATCTAAGAAAACTGACAAAAAGGACGAATCTAAGAAAACTGACAAAAAGGACGAATCTAAGAAAACTGATAAAAAGGACGAATCTAAGAAAACTGACAAAAAGGACGAATCTAAGAAAACTGACAAAAAAGAAATTATTAAATTGGAAACCGTGGAAGACGATTCTAAATTAAAAGAATGGAAACACGAATGGGCTGAAATTGTGCAAAAAATTTCTGAAATTCAGAAATCAATGCAATTAATGGAAACTAAACGTGATGAACTAGTTAAGAAAATGGACCAATATTTAACCTCTAAGAAAAGTAATGTTGGGGAAAATATTTTGGATTCCAGTAATAAAAATAAAAAAATAATAACCAAGATGGGAGATTTACCTGTAAGTAAAATTGATGATGATGAAGGAGCTAATACATCTGATGATTCTGATGATGATGATGACGATGATGATGAAGACGATGATACAGATGATGCAACTCCTGCTGAACCTTTAAAGAAAGGCAAACCTATCAAGTTTGTAAAAAAAGGTAAACAAGACGATAGCGATTCAGAATAAATAATTTAATTTAATAATAAATAATATAAAATATCTAATATTATATAATGTCGAGTTTCTTAGATGAATTAAAAGTTTTTGTTGCAATATTTGTTTTATATGCCGCATTAGATTTACCAATGATTACCTATTTTAATAATGCTACCTACGCTGAAATGTATAAAAAAATTAATGGAGGCGATGGTCCTTCTGGTGCAATGTTATGGGGAAGTGCTGTTGTAAGTTATTTGTTCTTAACTCTTGGTATATATTATTTTGGTATAAGACAAAACAGTATCATAAATGTTTTAGTTTTAGGTATTTATTTCTTTGGTGCCTTCCACGCAACTAACATGGCTACAATTAAAAATTGGGATGTCAAAGTAGCTACTATAGATTCAATATGGGGAATATCTTTAATGGTTTTATTAGCAGTATTAGTACCCTACATTCCTTATATTGGTTCTGGTGATAGTGGTAACTCTATGGGCGGAAGTATTTTAACCACAACTGATTTAGAATAAATAAATAAAAATTATTCATCTTTTGGATAATTTTTATTTTTCGTTTTCTGTAGGTGAAACGGAATCTGAATCACTGTCTGACTCATTTTCCGATTCTGTTCCCGATTCTGTTCCCGAAATATATGATGATTCGTTTGTCGTATCGGTTTCCACCGAGGTACTTTTCGAATCATTCTGTAAATTACCTATATTTGTTATAGTTAACTTAAGATTTTCAATAATTATTTTATTAAAATTAATATTTCTTATTGATAAAATATCTAATGGTTTTATTAAAATTATTTCATGTATAAGTATAGTATTTGTACCAATGTTAATGGTTGATTTAGTTTGTTCTATTAAACTATCATTTAAATATATTCCTATTAAAGGTTGACTTTCACTTTTAATTAAACAATGAATTAAATAAACACCACCATTTAATAATTTTATTTCTGATGAATTATCATCGTGATAAAGCCCATTAATTGTATGTCCGTTTAAAAATTTAATCTTATCGAATATTTCTTGAGAAAAGTTACTATAAAATGAGCCATAGGAAAGACCTTTCATTATATAATATTATATATATATTTGTAAATAAACCTTTATAATTTTTAAAAAATATTTAGATATTTTTTAAAATAAATATTTTCTGCGTTTAATGTATATACTAGTTTATGAATTCAGATTCTAAAGTCGATTCAAAAAAACATGGGCATTCTAGTAAACATAAAAAACACGATTCTAAACACCGTGACAAGAAACACGAAAATAAGCACGAAAATAAACACGAAAATAAGCACAGTCATAAATCTCATAAATCTCATAAATCTCATAAATCTCATAAATCTCATAAATCTCATAAATCTCATAAATCTCATAAATCTCATAAATCTCATAAAATAGAAATTATTAAAATGGAAAGCGAAAAGTCTCAAAAGTTATCAAATGACTTGTATTCTTTAATGTCTGAAACAGAAAGCAATAAAATATCAAAGCCATTAGATTTAAATTTTATTAAAGGTGATAGAGGTGTAAGAGGTGAAAGAGGACCTATGGGTGATAAAGGACCTCAAGGACATCCTGGACCTCACGGACCAGAAGGTCCAAGAGGTAAAA